GTACAAGTTCCATCAGTTTACTCACCATACGGTAAAGAATGTAGAGAATTATGGATTGTACCTAAAGGTAAAAAACTAGTAGGTGTGGATGCATCAGGTCTTGAACTTAGAATGTTGGCACACTATATGAATGATAAAGACTATACTGAGGAGATATTAAATGGAGACATTCATACAGCAAATCAAATGGCTGCAGGACTTCAATCAAGAGATCAAGCAAAGACTTTCATCTATGCCTTCCTTTATGGAGCAGGAGATTCTAAAATCGGAACAGTTGTTGGAGGAACAGCGAAAGATGGTGCTACTCTTAAGGCAAAATTCCTTGATAATACGCCTGCTCTTAGAGACTTACGAAAGTCAATTGATCACAGAAGCCAAAAAGGGTGGATTAGAGGTCTCGATGGACGAAGACTAATTATTAGGTCTGCACACGCAGCTTTGAATGTGTTACTACAGTCTGCAGGTGCAATAGTAATGAAACAGGCATTGGTTCTACTTAAAGAATATGCCGATAAACATAATATAGAATACAAATTTGTTCTGAATGTTCACGATGAATTTCAAACAGAAGTTCGGGAAGATCAAGCAGAACGATTCGGGAGACTTGCAGTTGATTGTATCAAACGTGCAGGGTCTGATTTTAACCTAAACTGTCCTTTGGACGGAGAATACAAAATAGGTGAAAATTGGGCAGAGACACACTAAGAAAATGTAATACTTGTGGTCTTGAGGCTCACACCCAAGAAGATTTAGAATTGTTTACTAAAAACAAAACCTGTCTATATGGTAGGACTCGTGAGTGTAATGTTTGTCATAACAAAAGAAAAAATAGATATAGAAAAAACAATCCAAAACCTTATAGAGACTCTAATATAAAATCTATGTGTAAAACGAGATATAAAATAACTTTTAAAGAATACAAAGAAAGAATGGCGACTTCAGATTGTTGTGAGATTTGTAACACTAAAGATGATTTATGTTATGACCACTGTCACGACACTATGAAGTTCAGAGGAATCCTATGTAATAAATGTAATAGAGGCATAGGTATGTTAGGGGATACCTTAGAAAGTATTATGAAGGTAGTCCGTTATTTAAGTAAAAAGGAGAATGTGTAATGAGTATAGATACACTGGTAGATGATGTCTACAACCTGATGGAAACTAAAGAGATTCCAGATGATGTAAATATCGAAGAGGTTATTAATACCTTCGGTGAGAATGTAAAAGAAATCTTACTGAAGAATATTACTAATCATAGAGAAGACAATAGGAAACTAAGAATGTCTAATATAGGTAAACCTGATAGACAGCTTTGGTATCACTATAATAATACTGAAGGTGAGAAGTTAAGACCTTCTACATTAATCAAGTTCTTATATGGACATCTAACAGAAGAACTAATCTTAGCATTAGTTAAACTATCTGGACATACAGTAACTGACGAACAGAAACAAGTAGAGGTAGGAGGAATCCGAGGCTCTATGGACTGTAAGATTGATGGTGTCTTGACTGATGTTAAATCTGCATCTACTTATGGATTTAAGAAATTTAAAGATGGTTCACTGATAGATGATGATGCCTTTGGTTATATCGACCAGATTAAAGGTTATGCACACGCTGAAGGTGAAAGACAGTTCGGTTGGTTAGCATTCGATAAGTCTCTAGGACATCTAACATATCTTAAGTACGATATGGATGATGAGAAGTCTAGACATTGGAGTAAGTTAAACTTAACTAATATTGAAGACAGAATAGACCATATTAAGTTTGTAGTCGAACAGAAAGAACCACCAGCTAGATGTTATGATTTAGAACCTGATGGTAAGAGCGGCAATATGAAACTTCCAGTAGGATGTGCATACTGTCAATACAAACATACTTGTTATCCTGAACTAAGAACTTTCCTATATTCAACAGGACCTAGATTCTTAGCAGAAGTAGTTAATGTTCCTAACGTACTAGAGGTAGATAAAGATGGCAATGCCAAAGTTCAGGAGTAAGTTAGAACAAGAATGTGCCAAACAACTTGGCAAGGAGTGGAAATATGAGCCTAGTAGAATCGCCTATACTGTTAGACGTAATTATACTCCTGATTTTGTCTTTCTAGATAATTACATAGAAGTCAAAGGTTTCTTCAGAAGTGGAGATACACAGAAGTATAAGGCTATCGCAGAACAGTTACAATTTGAGAACAAGAATTTGATATTCTTAATGCCTAACCCAGATAAGTTTATTAGGAAAGGCAGCAAGACAACTTATAGAGCTTGGTGTGCTAAATATAACATACCTATATTCTCTACTAAGGAAATCAAAGAACTAAAGAAATGGACAAAAAAGCAATAAATCCAAAACACTATAGGAATCATCCTAGTGGTATCGAGGCAATACAAGTCACTGAACATATGAACTTTTGTCTCGGTAATGCTATTAAATACATTTGGAGGGCTGATTTAAAACATTCAGATAACGGTCTGGAAGATTTAAACAAAGCTCTATGGTATATACAGAGGGAAATTACAAGGAGAGAATCAAATGACTCTGGAAGAGGTAAAGGAAAAACTGATAGCTAAATACTATGATGAATGTCTGATATGTGAGATATTAGATATTACTGTAGAAGACTTATTAGATAAGTTTGAGGACAGAATATTGAGTAAGATGGATGATTTTAGAAGAGAAGAAATAGAGGAGAATGAGTATAATGATGAGTATTGATATAGTAGCACTGTTAGCTGCATCTATCTGTCTGATAGGTGGAATAGTATCCTGGAGGTACGGAGAACACCAATACGGCAAAGGTATTTTAGATGGTATTCAGATGTATGATTCTGGTAGATTAACTTATGAATCATTTTATGAGGGAGACCAGAAGTATTTAACTATTAACATAGCAGAGTTAGAAGATGAAGAGTAATTATTTAGGCATCACTATAGATAGGAAGAGAGACAAGAGGATGTCTGAACAAGCCAGAGAGCTTGTAACAAGTTACTATCTAAGAGGTAAAGAGAAGTCACCACAAGAGGCATATGCAAGAGCTTGTGTCGCTTATAGTGGTGGAGATTTAGAATTAGCACAGAGGTTATATGATGCTGTTAGTAATGGTTGGTTTATGTTCAGTAGTCCTATATTGTCTAACGCTCCTATGCCAGGAGAAGAAGTTAAAGGACTACCTATTTCTTGCTTTCTTAGTTACGTTAGTGATGACTTGGATGGTCTTATTAAACACCAATCAGAACTAGCGTGGTTAAGTGTTAAAGGTGGAGGAGTAGGTGGACACTGGGGAGATGTAAGACCAGTATCGGATAAAGCTCCAGGACCAATACCATTCATTAAAGTATCTGACAGTTCTATGACTGCTTATAAACAAGGACAAACAAGGAAAGGAAGTTATGCTGCATATATTGATATCTCGCATCCAGACATTATTGAGTTCATCAACCTTCGAGTACCTACTGGAGGTGATAGTAATAGGAAGTGTTTTAACATTAATAATGCTGTTAATATTACTGACTCCTTTATGGATTGTGTTATCGATAATAAGCCTTGGAGTCTTACTGACCCTAGCAACGGTGAAATCCGTGATACAATACCTGCGAGAGACCTTTGGCAGAGACTCCTAGAAGTTAGATTTAGAACTGGTGAACCTTACTTAAATTTTATAGATGAAGCAAATAGACATTTACCACAAGCACTTAAAGATAAAGGACTTACAATTAAGGGAAGTAATCTTTGTAATGAAATCCACTTACCCACAGACAAGGGAAGGACTGCAGTATGTTGCCTATCCAGTGTCAATCTTGAATCGTTTGACAAGTGGAGAGATACAGGACTAGTAGCTGACTTAATTGAGATGTTAGATAATGTGCTAACAGCATTCATAGATAATGCACCTCAGGAGCTCTCTAGTGCCTCACATTCGGCATATCAGGAACGTAGCCTAGGGTTGGGTGCAATGGGTTTCCATTCGTACCTACAATCGAAGAATATTCCCTGGGAATCTGCACAGGCAACTGGACAGAATTTAAGAATGTTTAAACACATTAAGGAGGAAGCTGTTGAAGCTACTGAAAGATTGGCTAAGGTACGTAAAGAATACCCAGATGGTAGAGGAACTGGAAGAAGGAATAGCCATCTTCTTGCTATTGCCCCTAATGCTAATAGTAGTATTATCTGCGGTACTTCTGCTTCTATTGAGCCCATTAAGTCTAATGCTTATACTCATAGGACACGCGTTGGGTCTCATTTAGTTAAGAATAGACATCTAGCTAGAGTTCTGAACGAACATAGATTAAGATTAGGTTTTGAGAAAGATTGGTTGGAAGAACAGTGGTCTGATATTATTCACCACGAAGGTTCAGTCCAACATTTAGATTATCTTACAGATTGGGAGAAGGATGTATTTAAAACTGCATTCGAGTTAGACCAACTGTGGGTAGTAGAACACGCTGCAACTAGACAACCATTTATATGTCAAGGACAAAGCGTAAATCTTTTCTTCCCTGCGGGTAGCGAGAAGGCTTCCGTGAACAAAGTACATCTCGCAGCGTGGGGTAAGAAATTAAAAGGTCTCTATTATCTTCGTACTAATAGTGGTGCAACTGCTGAACAGATAGGTAAGAAGGTAGAGAGAATTAAATTAGAATCATTTAAAGAGGAGGATACCGAATGTCTCAGTTGTCAGGGGTAATGGAAGCAGCACAAACATATAAACCATTTAACTATCAGTGGGCTATGGATATTGCTGAAGAACACGAGAAGATTCACTGGGGTATATGGGAAGTTAAACTACAAGAAGATGTAGACCAGTGGAAGA